ACACGTAGATTCTGCTGAATCCAATTACGGATTCGCTCCTGCAACCGCTTCGCGCTCACAGCAGAACTACTCAAAAAATCTTCAAACTGGTCCATACGGATCTTAGCGCCGCCAACAAGCAAGCGGCCGGCAACAGGCCCAACACGACGGACTTCACCCACATTCCTTTCAAAATCGGAAATTAGCCGTCCAAGAATATTACCAACGCCAGCCGGGCCCGCCATAACGCCAGACTGTAACCCAACGTTTACCGTCTCCGCCTTCGTCTTCAACTCAACAGCCTGCAAATTCTTAATCTCCTGAGCCATACGACGAGCTGCCAACGCACTCGAAACCGCAGGACCAACAATATCCTGCTGCGCCGCCATCGCGCCGCCCGGGGACGAAGCCCCCGAACCCCCTGTCGCTGACAAAATAGGATTCAAACCCGCTGCACGCAAATCCTTAACCTCCCGCTGATGAGCGGTCGAAGACATACGCTCCTGAAACGCCATCTGCCGAGCAGCCTCACGGCGGCGCGCTCTATTCGCAGACGCGCCACCCAAGAGGCCAGCCACTCCCGTGGCAATCGCCGAACCAACAACCGGCGCAACCATCAGAAATGGTCAATCATGCCGGGCACACCAAACAACGGCATAGGCCGAGCACAACGTAACGAAAAATACGAATCAAACAAAAAATGCGGTTCTGTTTGAACCGCAATCACCCGATCAACCGGCGGGTTATCCACAATAAACGCCGCATCCAAAACAGGTAACGTCGCAAAATCCTGCGACAAATGCCACGCATCCAAAGTACCGGCAGCGTCAGACCGAAAAATACCGGTGATCATAGAAGGCTTATACCGATACTCCGCATAGCGCTCCTGATACCCAAAAACATTGTTATCATCACCCGTACCGGCCGCCCAAATCTCCTTATTCAACACCGTCTGTTCCCCCAAATGGGAAAATGCGGGCCAATAAAAATCAAATCTCGTGGTCCTAAACCACATACGGTTCAAACCCTGCTGATAAGTCAAATCAGCACGAACCGACACAAGTCCAAGCAGTACACAATGCTCTGTGAACGACTTCGTAAATCCGTGATTATGCATACTCACGGTCCCATACGCGCCCAACGTCCCAAGCGCCGTCGTCGCAGTCTCCGAAGTCTGCTGTACTTGAGAAATAACAACAGGTGAGCTGCCGCCACCTAAATACTCCGGACGCTGCAAACGCGAATCCGGAGACGTAACACCAAAGTGAGCCTTAATAACCTCGGTATACCGAGTACCACCTCGCGCATCGCGCTCAAGCAATTTCTGAATCTGAAAAGCCTCACGAAGCTGATTAATAGTCGCCGCCGTCGCCGTCGTCAAATCAGCATAAAGAGCCGAACTCGCCACAGGCGAACCGGTATGGTCAAAAGACAAATCATCAACCGGTATATCCATCAGCTCAAGCGTGCCGGTGACACTAGACTGAATACTCAACAGCGCATTATCCGCTGCATCACTCGTCACCGTAGCCCGCGTGCCCAAAGGCAAAGAAACCGGCGTCCCCTTCTGGGGAGCCGTCAAACACGACGTAAAATAATCATGGCGCTTTCCGCGCCTCTGCAACACAAACGTCCCAATCGTATCCGGACCATCATCCAACGGAACCGTCAAAGAATCCTGCAAATTCTGGTCTCGAAACCACTCATTCCAAATCAAGTTATAAGCCCTGAACGCCAAAGCGTTCGCCGTCACATTCACCCCCTTCGTAGGTAAACCCATATAGTCACTCAGACTATTCAAAGCGGGTATATTAATCGTGACGATAGGCACAACAAACGTCGTCGAATCACCAGGATCATCCTGAGCACCACAAAATCTTTCCCAGTTATCCCACAACAACCTGTGAGGAACCGCGAAAAAAAACGTCTCCATAAAGAGGTTGTCCATGATAGGAAAAATCGGCGTAGACATCCGAGCAAATGCCGTTAAATTCAGATTAAAAGTATCTCCTGGCAGCGCTTCGTCTACAAATATCGGAATCAATAGGCCTGCGTCAAATGCGGTCTTCAAACCATGAGACCGATCAAAGGAAGACCGAGGTATCTCCGCCCTCGGAACCTCAGAAAACTTATGTCCCATCACACTACGTTGTTTCATGACACTTCCTTCAAATCCAACACATTCTGAGCCGTCTCCTCAGAAAAATCAGACACAATAACCTCAACCCCGTTAACTACCTTCTCAGCAGCATGGGAATCAATCACAGCCTTAGAATCATCGAAGGAACCCATTTCGAACAACGTATAATCACCCGGGTGTTTACCGAACTGGTGATCCTTCGAATTAACACAATCCGCAAACGCACGAATCGCTAGCCCACGCTCGTGCAAACAAAACGGCGGCAAATAAGCTTGCGCCTTAACATCAAAAACAGTAAAAATCCTATGTTTCATGATCTCCTCTCCTATGGAAACGATCCATCTGAACCAACTTACAATACTCCCGAACGCGCAGCCGCGCAGGAGTACAATCCTTCGACGAAAAACAACGCTGAGACTTAACCTCAGCGAACAAATCCGGGTAACCCGTCTCATACAAACAATCATAATACCGCGGAGGCCTCAACGTAACCTCCCGCAACACGACCTCGTCCGAAGGAAACACGTCACCGTGAAATTTCTGAAACCAATCATATCCAATACCGTGCCCATCCTTACCACCACGACTCATCGTCGTATACTCGGGCACCAACTGAACTAGCTCACCGGTCACTTCATTACAACCCACATAGTGCTCATCGGCCAGGTCACCAGTAACCTTCTTCATAATATACCGAGCAACATAAGCAGCACTCTGAAAGGTAAGCGTTCCAACAGAGCAAAAACCAAACTGCCAAAGAGCAGCAAGAACATCAGAAGTATAAAGCCGCAAACCGTTAACGATCTTAAACAACTTCTTATCAGCGAAATCAAAATTGAAAAGCAACGCATGATAATGCGGCCTACGGTGTTTACCACCGTATTCTCCCGCATGAAAAAAACGAATTCGGACATCCGAATACTTAAACCTCAACCGCTTCATGAAATCCTGAAAATGTTTCAAATTCAGCGAACCATCAGACGGCAAGTGTTCATCATCATACGTCAACGTAATATAACAATTATCTTCGTACAACGAAGCCTCATGAACACAACGAAGCGCCCACTGACGGGACCGCTCGAGCCTACAACCAATACAACGGCCACAAGGTAACTTAAACGGCAAACTCACCGCTTTGCTACCATCGAAGATGATCTTCTGCTTCCCAGAAGATCCCCGCTCCCTAGATCGCCAAGCTTCGATAGGATAATAACAAGTCACCTAAAGCCGTATACCACCGCGCTGGGGCCGCGCACGAAAATTCTTCCGATGCGAACCCGACTTGCGCGTAAAATCACGCCTAGACTTACGTCTAGCCATCTTCTTCCGATATGCCATAGCTATCTCCAGAAAAAAAAAGGCCAGAGACTCATGGGTTAAATGACTACGTCTAGTCACCGAAAAGCCCGATCTCTGGCCAAAAAAGGACTGTACAGGGAAAAACCCTGTCAGTCCACACATATACATCAAGTAGCCATATGTGTCCGGGCCGCCTCCAGCGTCCCTAAAGAGCCGAGTCCGGCTCTAAATCAGCTGGGGGATCCCCAGCTACCTCCGGAGTAATCGGAGCAGATTCAGCCTTAGCTGGCACCACAGGCGCCTCTCGTTCTACTTCCGGCTTCTTTCTAGCCAGCCCAAGCTTAACCATCTCCTCCTGATTCTCCGGATTCTGAACAAAACTCAGAAACTCGGCAGGCTCTCCGTTAAACCGCTGCCGAACAGGCCCAGGCAGATCAGCGAACATCTGCTCTGCCTTGACCACAGTATTCATACAATCATGAAAACTAACCGCGGACGCAAAACCGTACTCACCACCATGCTTTGCAAAGTGATCGATCAAACCGGTCTTCACATACCTCCGCATAATCCAATTAATGTCGGTCTCCTGCGCTGCCGCTTGCTTCGTCCGACCTTTCCCCTTAAAAAAAACCTTAACACGGGGCCCCAAAGACGCTGCACTACGAATAATCAAAACGTTCGCTCCTTTCGCTTACGCTGCCCCGCCGTACCAACCGGCGGAGAACGCTGTAACCGCTCAAAAACACCCTGAGTATGCTCAGGGACAACACGTAGATTCTGCTGAATCCAATTACGGATTCGCTCCTGCAACCGCTTCGCGCTCACAGCAGAACTACTCAAAAAATCTTCAAACTGGTCCATACGGATCTTCGCGCCACCGCTCAACAAATTACCAGCAACAGGAAGCCGCGACCTAACGTCGCCCATATTCCTGTTGAAATTATCAATCAACGTACCAAGCCAGTCGCCAACACCAGCAGGCCCAGCCAAAACCCTCGTCTGAGACTCGGTCTGGACCGTATCCGCTTTCGTTTTCAACTCAACGGCCTGCAAATTCCTAATCTCCTGAGCCATACGACGAGCTG